TTTTGTGTTTCCGTTAAATTATTTCCTGTGGTAGATTTAATTGAAATGAAAACCTTACCATATTCTGGTGTAGAACTAACACCAGTACTTGTGTCATAACTTCCATCTTCTCCACCAAACACAGAAACGGCTTGAGTATTAGGAAAAAGTTTTTGTACATAAGTTTTGTAATCAGAAGTTGTAACTGCACGACCTTGCGCTGCATAGTCAAGAGGTGCATTAAGTTTTATGGATTGAATTGACTCTGCTTCTGCACCACCTGTTGCCGTACCAACTGTTGTTACTGTAATATCAGTTACACTGTCAATTGAAGAAGGTGAAGAAAAAACACTTGCACCATTTGCTGCGGTTTTATTTGTAATCACATATTGCAATACCACAATGTTTCCATCAGAGATTGCCTGACTTACAACACCATCACCAAAGTATACTTCATATCTTCCTGCTTCTATCTCTTGCAAAAAGTATACTGTACTTGCATTAGTCAATTGTGAGATGTCTGTTGCCTTTGTATATGTGCGTGTAAATGTGTCACTTGCAGAAGTTTGTACCTTTACTGTAAGTGTAGTTGTATCTGCTCGTGGGTCTGTGATAATAAATCTCTGGTCTATGTCAGAACTATCCACTAGATATTTTGTGGTGATATATGTTCCCTCGTAAATCAGTGTGCTATCAAAGTTAACTGTTGAACCAATGTTTGCGGCAGTGATATCAGCGATTGTAACAAACTGATAATTTGTACCATCAACTGTTGTAGTGAATGTTGTACCAGCAGGCATTGTCTTTGTTGAAAGTCCAGTTGCAAGACCAATGTTAACCGTTGCAGTTGGAGCTCTACATGAAGATACTTCGTATCCTAGTTTTTTTGCATGAGACACAACACTAGACCTTAGTGATGCACTATCCAAGAACATTTCATTTGCAACCATATTTGCATTGTAACCCATGTAGTGAGTATTGTATGCTAGAGTATCCAAAAGAATATTCATACCAGAACCTTCAAAGTCATAATCTGTGAATTGGTTCTGAGCCTTTAGATATGTTTTCAGATTGTCTTTGATATTATCAAAGTCAAGTTCTGTAACTCTAAGTCTATTTTCATTTACTGCCATTACCTTAATCTCTCTAACATGATGGATAAGTCAACTAGTTCTGTAGGTTGGTTCACGACATAAAATTCTATAGATACCTCATATGCATTTCTATCCAAATCTGGAATTGCTGTTACACCGACAAGTCTTGCTCTTGGTTCATAGTTGTTAATTACATCTTCAACTTTCCTTGCAAGTATCTGTGCGGTAACTGGAGTCATCAACTCAAACAACATATCCCGAACACCAGAAGCAATCTCTGGATGAAAGGGTTTCTCGTAGTGGTTGAGTAAAACAAGATTACGAATAGAACGCTTGACAGCCTTGATATCAGTAATGTTTTGAATATCAGAATCAGAAGACTTCTTACCAAAGAATAAATCCAAGTCTGAATATTTTCTAACACTACGATCACTATCGTTAGTTAATTGTGCGTCATATGTCGCCATTCTTAAAAACTCCTATTAGTATTTATTTATAAGACTAACCACCAGCAAATACGTTAGAACTACCAGAAGCTACAGATGTACAACCACTTATTCCATCACCAACTCTACCACAACCAACACCATTAACTTTTACTGTAGAAGAACCAGATGCGATTGGTGCTGAATGTGATGCACAAGGTGGAACATTTGGTGGTAACAAATGTCCTGTGTTATTATCACCTTGTCTACTTACACCAATACCATTTACAAATACATTACCAGAACCAGCAGCTCTTGTCATACCAGAACAATGTGTTACGTCTGCATCTCCAATTCTAGTTACTGCCGGCATATGTTCTCTCCCTTTTCATCAACTCTTTCAACTTATCATTAAAGGTTTCCATGTACTCATGTTCCTCATCTGTATGCGGGCCCTCAGGCCAGTCTGGATTAAAACTTATAACATGGTCAAACACCATTGGTATATTATCATACCGTGTGTAAGTTATTAGTTCACCACCATCTTTTATAATAAAAGTACCAAGCATTTTAATTCAAATTAATTGTACCAGCATCAATGTCTACTTCAGTCGAAGCATCCAAGTCTAGTGTACCTGTAATATTTGTTGTCTGGTTTGCTTTGTATGTTTCCGACACTGCACCAGTAACAGTTTCGGTCTTTGCATCACTATAGGTTTCTGTCACCGCGCCCGTAACAGTTTGTGTCATTGTACCTTTGATGACTTCATTCACGTTACCGTCAACTTGAATATCCCAATTACCTTTAATGTAAGTATTGCAGTTTGAGTCGATAGTAAGTTTGACATCACCCTTCACGTTTACAAAATCAGAGCCTGCAATGATTTGATAATTAGTTCCGACTATGCGAGTGTGTCTGTTTCCAGTTGCGTCAATTTCTGTGAAAGTTCCGCTCTTATGGTATTCATGTATGCGTTCAGCATCTGTTGTGTCATCATACTCTTTGATGTGTCCACTTTCTGATTCAAAGACATGGTTCTTTGGATATACTGCTGCGTAAGTTGAGGTTGGTTCAGACCATTCCTCTTGTTTGGAATCTGTTTCATCATCGGTTGTATTTGCGATTGGTATGGTAAGAGTTCTTGCATCTTCTTTTGCCTTTAACATTGAGTGTGGAGTAATCGCCACCTTTTCTTCGTCTACATCATTTCTCGCAAGTCTATTTGTATCTGACTCAAAGAACTTGGTTTCAGTGCTGTAATTGTTTTCATCTTTATCTGTACCGTGACCAGAGATAGGAAGTGCAATAGAGGGATAAACTTTATTTGGGTCAGAGAAACCTTTCTTATCATCAGGTGCAGTAGAAGGTTTGCCTGGCAACGTACCCATGATAATTGGTTGTTGTTTTTCTTTTGCGTCTGTGAAGAACCCAACGACCCAAGTACCCTCAACCAGAAATGATGGGGTATTACCCAAACCTTGCATAGAAGGATTGGTGACAGGACTCATAACTGTAGCCCACGGCAAATCTGCTGTTGGAATATCAACAAGATTTTCTGTGTGAAACCCAAGACAACGTACACGAACTCGACCAAGTTTATCAGGGTCATTGCGATCTTCAACAACACCAGTAAACCATACGAATCCATCAAGACCCATAAAATAATTTTCGGACATAAAATAGACTCCTTACAAAGTTATTTATAAGGACTAACTGATGCCGTCATAGAGATCAGGGTCACGACCACCTTTTGCTGATTTAGGTTTTACAGGGTTATATTCTTCGAGCTCGTACACAATGTCTTGCTCATTATTAATCATTTCTAATTGTGAGAGAGCCGCAAAGGCTTCTTCAGAATCCAAGTTTTTTACAAGAACTTGCCGTGAGCAAATTCGATATTTAACCAGAATCTTCTCCTTTAGAGTTGGTTGGAATTTTTATTTATATGATTGAGGATTTTGGCCCGTCCTACAGGAGTCGAACCTGTGACCTACTGCTTAGAAGGCAGTTGCTCTATCCAGCTGAGCTAAGGACGGAAATGGTGCTGGTTGGGGGACTCGAACTCCCGACCTGATGATTACAAATCAACTGCTCTACCAACTGAGCTAAACCAGCGTTATACTATTTGATTCCTACATTACTCGCAATCATGATTCGTTTTTCTTCGATATCAGATGGGGGAACAGAGTGTTCCACTATGCCAGGAAATATGATTACCTCACCCTCTTTAGGATGAATGGTCAAGTCTGCTTCTGGAAAACAAATTGGGGATGCACCTTGCGGCATACGAACATAGTAACACCAACCAAAAGCACTTGCACCATGATTATGTACCTTAGTCCAATCTCCCTTACCATAGGACGCACCCCAGCATCTTCGTATATAAAATCTTGGTGCATTGAAATTAGTTTCTTCGTTTGATGTCAATGAAATGATATCAAGAACTTTGTTACACAATCTATCTACAAGAGGGTGGTCTTCATTTAGATGCCAGTCAGACATAGGTGCTTTGACATTTGTTTTCTTATTCTGTACGTCACCCAAACTCACGATATAGTTAGCCAGAGTTTCAGTTTCTTCTGGTGTGTATATGTCCAAGACCTTTTGGACAATCGGAATCTTTATGTTAAACATATGAACATTAGATGATTTATATGGTTTACTCTTTATTTTATTTATCATGTCATCCACTCTCTTATTGTATCTGTTGGACATCCATCTTGCGACTTCACAACACACGCCTTATACATCTGAGCTCCTAGTTCAATAGACGTACAACCGCTCATACAGATTACCATTATACTTATAAGAATAAATCTCATGTTAAAACCCTATTGACTATCTCCGATATAAAGGTATAACCTATAACAGCAAACGCAGACCAACAGACCGCAAATAATAATATCTCTAATCCATCATGGACATGATACCAGTTTAAAATATATCTCACAAATCTTTTCATAGTTTACTCCCACCAGACACTTATCTACGTTTTCCTGTATTTACATCAGATTGCTCTGTTTTACTTAGCACAACCAGATTACCTTTATTATATGCCTGTCCTACAACATAGTTCCCAGACAATGTTGACTTCTTTCCTTTTAAACAAGGACTCCAATCCATCTCCGATATCGGTATGTCTGGTATCTGTTTTGCAACCCTCTCAGAAACAAGGGGGGTAGGCTTTCGTTTGTAGTTAGGATCATATCCCATTTTACGCAGATACTTTTCATGTTCTATCTGTGCTTGTTGCAAACGCTTGGGTGTCTTACCCTTCTTACGCTTCCTCTGATTCGTAGTTGTAAAGAACACTGGTAATAGATGCATACCACTCATATTATATAATCCTACCAAAAATAAAGAAAATCGGGGTCATTCTTGAGTAACACCCAACGACCATCTCTTATCCAATTGTCACCAAGTTTAAATGTTCTACGTTCAGAACGTAATATCATAGCATCTTCACCATTAAACTTACCGAACTCCTCGACAAACCATTGATCGCCGTGTTGCTGAATACGGTTCTTACCATGTCGTGATTTACCTTTGAGAATCACTGCTTGAAATAGTGCCTGTTTCATACTTTTCTTACATTCCACTCTGTGATACCACCACA